ACGCTGGCACCGCAGGCTTTTTGTACACATGAAGGTTTTTTTGGACCGATACAGCCCCCTAGTGGGGGGTTGGTATCGATTTGGCGGCGTGGCCGTCATCAGACGGACTGCGCTTGACGCGGTGCGAGTGGTCGATATGATTACACTAGTCATCTAGCAAACTGGTATTGTAGTCTTATGGATACGACCCCGGAGGCTTGGCGTGGACCCAAGGTTGATACCCCTGCATGGGGGCGTGGTGGTTGACGTGACGGCTCATTTGTCGCCCGGCGTGTTGGCGGACGACGAGCTTGGTGTGACGCTCGCGGAGGTGAAGACCGAATATGCCCCACCCGAAACCGACGATATTCACCTCGCAGAAGGCGGTCGCTGAGCACCTTGGCGTCCACCACGTCACGGTACGGAAGTGGCGGCAGGAGGGAATGCCTGGCGAGCGAGGGCGGTACGTGATTGGGGAGGTCGAACAGTGGCTCCGGCTCCAGAAGCCCGGGTCAAAAGGTATCCCCGATTCGCTGACAGCCGACATGATGGGTGTTGGTATCGACCACGCACTCCGTAAGGTCGCGGACCAAGACCCACGGCTCCGAAAGCAGTTGGCCGAGGCTGACAAGCTCGAAGAAGAGGCACGCAAGCTTAAACGGCAGAACGATGAGGCCGAGGGTCAGTTGCTGCGCCGTGACGACGTGGAACAGGCGGCGGCCGAGTTGTGCGTTCGGATCCGCGACCGACTCGAGGCGATTGTCGACGAGGTGGCGATGTTAATCCCCGAGGAAGTCCGCAACACGGTCATCGACGAGATCGGCCACAAGCTACACCTGACACTGAAGGAGATGTCGCAATGGGAACCGTTCGAGGAAAGGGCGGTTAGTTTAGACGTATGATCTACGCATCGGCCATCAAGAACTTTGCTCCCCGCCCCCGGGTTCGGACGGCGGATTGGGTGGTTGACTGGATCAATACGCACACGGGTCGACCGTACGACGACCGGGCGTACCCGCATATCACGGCTCCCGGCGGACCGTGCGACGCTCACGACGACCCGAGGGTCCAGATTATTGTCTTGCAGTGGGCTTCCCGGCTCGGTAAGACGTTCTACGGCCAGTGCTGCACACTCTTTCGCGGTGACACGAACCCGTGCCCGATGATGTTCGCATCGCAGTCAGAGAAGCTCGCGCTCGAGGTCGTCGACCGTACGCACACGATGTACGCGAATTGCGACCCTCTCAAACCGCAGTTGCGCCCCGAGCACCGCCGAAAAGCGGGGCAGGTTGACTTCGACGCGTGCCGAATGCACGTGGCATGGGCTCGGTCGGTTACCACGCTGGCCGACAAGGCAGTAAAGTGGGGCCACGCCAACGAGGTCGACAAGTGGGAGCACACGGCGACCAGCAGCGAAGCGGACCCACTCAAGTTATTCACCGATCGTGGCAAGGAATTCCCCAATCGAAAATTCCTGATCGAGTCGACGCCGGCCGTCAAGGGCCGCTCGCGGGTCGAGCGGCTCCGGCTCCAGGGGACCAATTGCCTCTACTGGGTGCCGTGCCCGCACTGCGGTGTCTATCAGACGCTCGAATTCGGCGAGAAGGGCAAGCCCGGCGGGATCCAGTGGCCCGAGACTCGCAGTCGCGGCGATCGTGACCGCGTGCTCAAAGAGGCCCACTACGTCTGCTTGCACTGCGAAGGCAAGATCGAGAACCGACATCGGTCAATGATGATGCGGTCCGGCGTCTGGGCACCCGAGGGTTGCGGTGTCGACTCGGAGGGGGTGGTTGACGAGCTACTCCGTCGCCAGAACTTGCCTCCGGCCGACGATCCAGATCGTGATCGGTTGACCGAGGCATGGGACGGCTGGGAAAACGCTCGGTGGATCACCGGCCGTCCGGTCCGCAACGGCCGCAACGCCAGCTACCAGTTATCGAGCCTCTATGCGCTGAGTCTCGACTGGGGTGACATCGCGGTCGAATACCTCGACTCGGTCAAGAAGCCGCAGTTGCTGCGGAACTTCTGGAATCAATGGCTGGCCAAGACGTGGGAGATCGCATCGCAGACCCAGACGTGGGAGGAATTGGGGCAGCGGATTATCGTACGTATCCCACACGGTGTCGTGCCTGAGGGGTTCTCGATCGTCACGGCCGGCATCGATAAGCAGATCGACCACTACGTCTACCTGGCCGAGGCGTGGGGCCCGGAGCGACGCAGCCACGTCCTCGATTACGGCACGGTCGACGACATTGAAGACCTCTGGAGCCAAGTGATAGAGTGCAAATGGCCCCACGCCGATGGCGGGCAGCCGCTCAAGACCGCCATCACTCTGTTCGACTCCGGGTTCAGGCCGAAGGGGGTCTATGACTTCTGCCGCAAAGCTCAGAGCCACAAGTTGCTGGTCGTGCCGTGCAAGGGCTCGAATGTTTCGTTGGGCACTGAGTTCAAGCGGGCCAAACTCGGGAAAGAGACGTCGGCGCCCGGGTTCAAGATCGTTCATGTCGACACGATTTCGACGCAAGATTGGTTGGAGTCGCAGTTGCACGTACTCAAGCCGGGTGAACCGGGATCGACGTCCCTCTTCGACGCGTCGATTGAAGATCATCAGGATTACCTTGAGCAGATGCTCAATGAGGCGGTTGTGTCCACCGTCGACAATAAGAACTACGACCGTGAGGTGTGGCAGCGGCTCGACGAATCGACCCCAAATGACTACCGCGATTGCAAACGCTACGCCGACGTTGGCGTGCTGGTTGCCACGCGAGGCCGACCGATCAAACTGCGACAACCGGCGGCTGTGGTCGCCAAGCGAAAAGCGGGTCAGCCGCAGCCCGCGTGGCCCTTATCCCACCAACTACTTGACCGCCCCGGCGGATGGATTCCGTAAGAAGGAGAATTGAGGCAATGGCGAAACGAAAACAAAGCGTTTACGACAAGTCTGAGGTCATCAAACTGACTCACAGAAAAAAAGTGTTTGCAAAGCCGTGCCCGAAAGGAGGCGTGGATCACCCACACTACAACACCCGTGTCTACGCGACACGAGGCGAGATTCGGAATTGCGTGTGCGACGACTGCGGGCACACGTGGAAGCAGAGGGGCCCTCTTGCGAGCGACAGTGCGGACAGTGCGGACAGTGACGACAACCCCGATAGCTCGGAGCCGTAACTGGTAAACTAGTAAACTAGTAAACTAGTCATTAGGCAATTCTCAGGACTTGACACGCATTAAACGCCCCATAAAATGCGGGCATGAGTAGTTCCGCGCAATCGTTCTTGACGGCTGCCGAGACCGCATATCAGGCGGTCGTCGACCAGATGTCCGCTGGTAAGTTGACGGTCGAGTATGAAATCCGCGGTCGGCGGGTTCGCAAGTCCGATCCAGTGATGGCATTGCGGCTGCTACGTGAAGAGATAACACACTGGTCGCGCGTAGTCGCCCGTTCAAGCCGCAGTCCCTTCCGCCTGGCCAAGCTATCGAGTCCGAAGGGGTCTTCCTGATGACTGACCCCAAGCCATTTCTGGAGCAACTCTCGCGCGAGCATCAACGCGACGCTACCCCGCGTCGCAAGCCGGACCGCCGCGTCCAATTCTTCTCGTCCGAAGGCGGATTCCAGGCCGCAAAACGCAATCGGATGACCGAGGAATGGAATCCGGGCAATTTGGGCCCCAACTCGATCCACCGGATGGACGGGTCGGTTTTGCGAGAGCGGGCTCGGGATCTTGTCCTGAACAACCCGATGGCCAAGAGTGCTGTCGACGCATACGCCGCCAACGTCGTCGAGTGTGGCATCCACCCAAAACCGAAACTAGCGAGCGAAGAGCAGCGGGACGAATGGACCGCTGCCTTCGGCCGGTGGGCAGGGAACGACGAATCGGAGGGGGAAGCCGACATTACCGGCCAGCAACCGCTCCACGAACTGGCCGCCCTGTGGCTGTCCGAGGTGATTGTCGGCGGCGGGTGCTTGCTGCACTTCCACAACCTGCCCCGACGACAGATGCGCGGTCGCCGGTTGCCGCTGACGATCGAGTTACTGCCCGAGGAGCGGTTTGCCCAGGATATGGACTGGACGCCCGGTCGCAACAAGAAGACAGCCAACCAGATCATCGGCGGGATCGAACTCGACTCGGCCACCGGCCGCCCCGTGCGGTATTGGGTGAAGCCGAACATCCCCAACGACGTGGTCCCCGAGCACTTTGATCCGATCCCCCTCCCGGCAAGCCAATGTCGATACGCGTTCTTTCGTCGCCGTATCGGTCAACATCGCGGCAACACGCTCTTGCACGCTGTCGTGATGCACCTCTGGAAACTGGGCTACTACACCGACAACGAGATGATGTCTTCGGCGATCAAGTCGTGCTTCACGGCGATGATTACCACCGACAACGACGACGACGGCGAATGGGCGTCCCTGGTCGACGACAACGACGCGACGACCGACTCGGACACCAACCGGCTGGAGAAGATTCAGCCCGGCATGATCGGCCATCTACGCAAAGGTGAAGGCGTGCAGGGCGTGGGCCCGAACGTACCGGGCGGCGACTCCACCCCCTGGCTGTTCCTGATTATGCGATCGATTGCCATCGGGGCCGGCCTCTCGTACGAAGAATTGTGCCGCGACTACTCGCAAGGCAATTTTTCATCGACCCGAGCCGCCATGAACGCGGACCGCAAGCGGTATCGTCCCTTGCAATCGTTCGCGGTCAGTCATTTCTACCTGCCGGTCTATCGGGAATTCATCAACGCGGCTGTTTTGGCGGGACTCGACCAGTTCCCCGCACCGGGACGGTTTGCCGCAGAGATGGACCAGTGGACGCGAGTCGGGTGGCGGAAGCCCGGTTGGGCCAGTGTCAACCCGAAAGACGACGCGATGGCCCACGAGATCGACCTACGGAACGCCGTGGACTCGCGAGAGAACATTATCGGCGCCACCGGTCGCGACCGGGAAACCATCTTCGACCACCTCGAAGAGGAAGAACGGCAGGCCGAGAGGCGGAATATCCCGATCCGCCAGGAACAAGCCCAGGCGGACGCACAGATTGAGGCAGCGGAAGCCGCGTCGTCGGATCCAATGTATCCCAACGGAGACCCTGACCGATGACCGTCAAATATCGTCGAATTATCGAATCGGTATTCAACCAACCGTGGCTGATGGACCCGACCAAGATGCGGGAGATTCTAACCCTACTCGAATTGCAGTCTGACGGGCAGAAGCTGTCGCCCGACGAAGTGCAAGCCCGTATCGCAGGTCGTCGGGAATCGGCTGTAACCACAGGAAACGGCATTGGCGTCTTGAGTCTCTACGGCGTGATGGATTATCGCGCGGCGGGCATGATGCGAGCGTCCGGCGGCGTGTCGGTCGAGGCGTTCATGGACGAGTTTAAGGCGATGGCTGCCAACGACGAGGTCGGCACCATCGTCCTACGAATCGATTCGCCAGGCGGCAGTGTTGCCGGGGTGCAAGAAGCGGGCGATTTGATAGACGCGTGCGGCAAACGAGTGATCGCAGTCTGCGACCCGTACGCCGCCAGCGCGGCCTACTGGTTAGCCAGCCAGGCCGACGAGGTGGTCATCACCCCGAGTGGGATGGCGGGCAGTATCGGTGTCTACAGCGTCCACACGGATGCCAGCGAAGCGTATGCCAAGGACGGTATCGAACATACGGTCATTCGCGCGGGCAAGTTCAAGGCCGAGGGGCTATTCGAGCCACTCTCGGAAGAGGCGGTCGAAGCACGCCAAGAATCGGTCAACACGACCTACCAGGCGTTTATCGCGGCGGTTGCCCGCGGTCGAGGCGTGGATTCTCAGGTTGTCATCGACCAGATGGGGCAGGGACGTGTGGTCGACGCCGTGAAGGCGGTCGAGATGGGCATGGCCGATCGGATCGCTACGTTTGACGAAGTTATCAATCAATTACGAGCCGAATCCCGCTCGCGTAGGCGGGAAAGTGAACCGGCGTTTGCATTAGGAGTCCAGAACATGGATAAGAAGATTTTTGAGGCGCTGGTTCGGCAGAATCTCTGCGGTATCGACGCCAGCGATGAAGTGGCCCAAGCCGCTCTGACCGCGTTTTTCAGTGCTCGTGGCATCGATGTGCCCGAAGCCGCTGACGGTGTCGTGGCGGAACTGAACCGCAAACCCACCACGCAAGTGCTGACATCGGTGGTCGGTACGCTCGAATCGACTGTCGCCGACGCCTCCGTCGACGACTCGCGAGTAGAAGACATCTATGCGGCCGTTGAACTGGCCGGCATCGACAACCCGATGCAAGTCGCACGGGAACTGGTCGCTGAGAGTGGTCTCACGACCCATGCGGCGTTGCAGCGGATCCGCGACATGGCGTCCGAGGCCAACCCCCCAGCCGGCACGACCCGGATCGAGGCGGGCGATGACGCTCGCGACAAGTTCGTCACTGCGGCCCGCGATGCTCTGCTGGTCCGCACGTTTGGCGGCCAACTGCCGAGCCAGATCCACGATCGGGCCACCGATGAGTTCATCGACTGGAAGCCGACCGCCGGGTCACGAACCAACTACGGACTGGGGCGACTGCCGCGGCTGGCCGAAGAGTGCCTGCGGATCAGTGGGTACAGTTCGCAGCAGATCGCCAAACTGGCACCGTATCAGATCGCTCAATTGGCGATGGGTGTTACGGACCCGCAGTCGTTGGGCATCTACGGTGCCAGTGACGGTCCGGCCTACAACGTCAGCGGCATGTTCAGCAACCTGTTGCTGGACGCGTCGAACGTCAGCCTACGAAAGTCGTACGCTGAGGCGAACACGACCTATCAGGCGTGGATGAAGCAGGGACCGTCGGTCGCCGACTTCAAGACCGTCAACAAGGTCATCGCTGGTGAACTGGCCGACCCGAAGGCGATTCCCGAGGATGGGCAGTTCGAGGAAAGCACCATCGCCGACGGGAAGGAAACCTACAGCCTGACGACCTGGGGCGAGGTGTTCTCGATCACGTGGCAGTCGGTCGTGAACGACCAACTCGGCGCGTTCACCGAGATCCCGGCCAAGCAAGGCAAGGCCATGCGTCGCAAGCAGAACAAGCTGGCTTACGGCGTGCTGCTGGACAATGCGGCTTTGGCGACCACCACTGGTGCGTTGTTCAACGCTACGGCGGTGACCACGACCGGTGGTCACAACAACTTGGTGACCGGTGCTGCCGGGGCGCCGAGCGCTACCACGCTCAACCTGCTGAGTCGGAAGATGCAGGAGCAACGTGGCCTGAATATCACGGCCGAGACGTTCCTGAACCTCTGGCCGAAGTTCATCATCGCCCCGCCGGCGATTCGCGGTACGATCATGGAACTGTTGGGGTCGCGGGCTGCTCCGGCGTCCAGTGGCAACAGCGGCATCACGAACATCTGGGAAAACGAGTTGGTTCCGGTGTTCGACGCCCAGATCGGCACGCTGGGCGGTGGGCTGGACACGGCCTGGTACTTGGCGGCCGATCCGATGGACATCGACACGATCGAGTACGCATTCCTGCAGGGTCTGGAGACTCCGGCTCTCGAGCAGGAGCGGGCCTTCGATCGGTTGGCAATCCGCTATCGCATCTACCAGGCGTTCGCCGTCAAGGCGTTGGACTATCGCGGCCTACAGAAGCACAACGGGGCGTAAGGGGTAGCGACACAACGGACATCCCCGGCCGCGAATTGGTCGTCGCCGGGGCGAGATATTACACACGAACCAACATCAATCCAAGGAGATTGACAAATGGCTGACAAAGACTATTGGGAATTCACGGACGACTTCTTCGGTGATTCTCTCGACGCGAAGTGGACCGTGACTGAAACTGGCACACCCGCGCCCGTGCTCGTAAACCCGTCGTCCAGCGGTGAGTACAACATGCTGCACGCCGTTACGACGGAAGCGGAAAACATCTGTCTCGACTTTGGCGATTTCTTGTGCATGGACATCGACAAGATCCGTGAGGTCGAGTTCCGTGTCAAGGGCAGCCAAGCCGCGTTCGACGCGACGTCGATGTGTGCATTCGGTATCTCCAGCGCCAGAAATGACGCCCACGACAGCCTCGCCGTGCAGGCGTCGTTCCGTGTTGTTGGCGCCGACGACACAACGGCCATCGTCGTGGAGACGGATGCCAATGGTGCGGGTGACAACAACGACGTGGCTACAGCCCAGACGCTGGTGGCCTCCTATCGAGATTTCGTAATCTCGTTTGCCGAAGGCACCGACGACGTGCGGTTCTTCATTGACGGGCAGCCCGTGGCAACGGGTACGACGTTCGACATGTCCAACTACACGGGCAGCGTGCAACTGTTCGCGCAGATGCAAAAGACATCCGACAACAACACGGACGGTATCACGATCGATCGGATTTCGATTCGCGGCGTCCGGTAAACAATCAATCGTGGGCTGCTGCAAAAAGCAATCCAGCAATCCAGCAATCACAGGAGAGTGACAAATGGCCAGTCAGGATTACTGGGAGTTCACCGACGACTTTAGTGGACCTGGGCTCAATACCACTAAGTGGGAGGCGACGGAAATATCCACCCTCGGGGCATTGACCCTTGCTATGGTTAGCCCTGGCCAAGGGGGCGGGTATTCCATGGCGTTCGACACGCAGGCCGAGGCGCAGAGCTACCGTCTCGACTGGGACGACGCCTTGGGCCTCGACATCGACAAGATCCGCGAGGTCAATATCCGCATCAAGGGCAATCAGGCTGCGGGTGATGCAGCGTCCGACACTGAGGTGGTGTGGGGGTTGGCCAGCGCAGCCAATATCGACCCCGACGCGCTAACGGAAGCCGCCATCTTCCGAGTGGATGGTGCGGCCGACGTGAACGCGATCAACATCGAAACCGACGATGGCACGAATGATGAGTCCACCGCGTCGGGCGTCGACTTGGCTGCGGCGTTCCTCGACTGCAAGATCAGTTTTGCGTTAGGCACCGACGACGTGCGGTTCTTCATCAACGGCACCCCGGTAGCAACGGGTACGACGTTCGATATGTCGAACTACACGGGAGGGTTGCAGCCCGTTTTCAGTATGGCGAAAGGTGTAGACAACGGCACGGATGGATATACGCTCGATCGGTTTTCGGTGCGCGGCGTTTATTGATTGACAAGAGCCTCCGCTTGGGTGGTGTTGCGAGAGGCGGCCGGTCGTACTTCCATCCGGCCGGCCGCCGTCTTTTTTTGAGTGGTGAGTGATGGCGTTGACCCTGAAACAACAAATGGCGGCCGATGTCGAGGACGTGTTCCTCGATACGGACGCGTTCGCCGATACCATCACGTGGTATCCGAAGGGTGACATGAGTAGGGGGCAGTCGATTCTCGCGATTGTCGACACCGACCAAGTGGAAGGCACGCGAGAAGTCTCGGGCGACGGGCGGGTCCTCCACCACGAAAAAGGGGAGAGCCTTCGGCAAACGGCACGACTGGAAATTGCCGCCAGTATCGACATTACCGAAGCCCCTCACCCCAAGCCCGATAAGTTCGGGATCAGCGACAAGACGTGGGTCGTCAAGCGGGTGCTCGGCTCGGACGCCGCGATGCAGACGGTGTTGGTGGTACGGCAACGCAAACAACTAACACGACGGGGTCAGACGCGAGGGTAGCCAATGACAATAGCCTCCGACAGTGACGACACACAGGTCTATCTGCTACGTTTACTCGTGGCCGACTGTGCGACGTTCCAGGCGGTCGTGGGGGAGTCGAGTAAAGCGGACGCGTTGCTGCACGTTTATGGCAACGAGGCATTCGATGAGTCGCACGACGAACCAGACCAGTGGCCGCGAGCGATTGTTGAATTGGCCCCAGGCTTTGAGGTAAATCGGGCAGGTACGTCGAGTTGGTCGCGGACAGGGCAGTTGCACGTGACATTCGAGTTCGAGATCCCCGGGAGCGACGACGCAACAACCCGCACGCAACGCAATTGGTTTATCAAGCAGGTGCTGGCGATTCGCGACGAAATAATGCCATTGGCTGGCACGGGCACATCGACGACGGGCTATACGCACTTGAATGTGGTACGCATCTGGAACGAGGACGGACCAAGCAAGGAACCGGAAGAGGAGCAAGACCAACCGGACCCAGGGCAGGGCACCCCGAAATCCCGGTGGTGGACGACCTTTGGCGTGGAGTGGCAAGGATGACAAATGGCTGCAACAGAAAAACTCGGCGGCAAGTCGCTGTTGCCCCGGCTATTTGGCTACATCGTCGCACCGGCGCCGTTGCTCTCCAGCGCCCGGTTCAAGCGGATCCACGACAAGGCGCTCAAACTGGCGGTCAAGACGGTCCTGCGGAATCACCATCGTCGTCGGATCCCGGGCCACTTCAAGGCGGACGCGAGGCACAAGTACGACCACAAACGACGCACCGGCCGCACCAACCAACTCAAACAAGCGAAAACGGGGCGGGCGATCGACTTGGTCAAGTCAGGCACCACCGAACGGCGGATGACACGAATTATCGAGTCAATCCGCGTCGGCGGCAGTGGGTCGAAGCGCGGGTACGTGATCGGGCGGATGCGGCTAAAGTTCCCATTCCCCGTCGCCAGCAAGGACAAGAACAACTCACGTGCGGTCACGATGCAGGACATGATGCGGGAAATCGAGGCGTGGTCGCGTCGCGACCAGGACCAAGCGGCCCAGGAACTGATCGAGGAATATACCAAGGAACTGTTCGCCCTTATGAACAGTGCCCCAAAAATGCGTAAAGCCTACAGAGCAGCCACGGCTGCGGGAGCGTGACAATGGCCGGTGCCGAACGATACTCGATTTACCCGGGCATCATCAATAACGGGGGCCTCACCTTGCGCCAGATCGGCGGGGTGGACCTGAGCCCGAACACGCAGAAGGCCGACATCGTGCTCGGCGGGGCGGTCGACCGGGTCAGCGTGCCGACGGTCTCGGCCGATCCGACAGCGTCGATCAGTACCGACGATTTGTATAACGTCCTCGGCGGCGTATCGCTGACCACCGGTTTGGCGATCAGTTCGGTCAGTACGTTCCAGTACCAGCAACGGGAAGACACGGGTGTCTTCGCGGCCGGCAGTACCCACGACATCGTCACCGTCCAGAAGGGGTTCCTGACCGTCTCGTCGATCACAAGCAGCCAGGACGACGAGGAAGGCGCACAATGCCAGTTGGCCCTAGCGGCCCTCTACAACGGGTCCGTGGAACCACTGGTTCATGCCACCACGCAAGCGCTGACCAGTACGCCCAGTTTCACGGCCCGGTACTTCCATGGCCCGGTCTACCACAACAGCAGCCAGGTCGATGGGATCATCAGCACGACCGTCAACCCCGGGCTGGCTTTTGCGGCGAAGCGTGCCGACGGTTCGGTCTTCCCGACCGTCGGGTCGATCGTCGCACGGCTACCGACGATCACGTTCACCACGCTCAAGATCAATGCGGCCGGCGTGGCCAACATGTTCCACGGGGCCCTCGCCGGAACATTGGCTTGTTACTACCCCCTGGGGGTGACCAGCGGCACGCGATCGGCATCGAGCGACAACATCAAGATTTCGGCGGCTACTGGTGACTGGGCCAAGGATGGCATCAGCGTCAGCGCTAACGATGACGGCACGGCCAGCGTGACCGTACGGCCGACGACGACCCTGGCGGTCAGCACCGCGTCCAGCATCCCCTAACAACATTCACGGAGCCCCATGATATGTCCATATCACACACGATTGCCGTCAACTGGACGGATGGTGCGGCCACAAGCGCCAACGACGTAACGGTTACAGGAACAAGCGCGGAGCGGATCTCCGAGGCGATTGCCGACTCGACGACCGACGGTGCGGTGACGTACACGTGCGATATGAGCGCATTGGCGGGGTTGTTTATCGTCAGCGACCAGGCGTTGACGCTGGAAACCAACAGCAGCAGCAGCCCGCAGGAGACAATCACGCTGGTGGCCGACACGCCAGTTGTCTGGTACACGGGGTGTGGCTACACCAAGCCCTACGCGGGCGACGTCACGTCCCTATTCGCCACCAACGCGAGCGGCAGCACTGCCAACCTGACAATCGTCACCATCACCGACGCCACGCCGTAACGGCCGATAAGGAACATCCACGATGGCGGATACTCATTTTCGCGGCGACGCGACGGCAGTGGCCCAGGTCAATACGGCGACCCCGGCAAACGTCGAGTCGACCGACATCTTCGCGTTGATTATCAACGGCAAGAGCGTGACGTTCACCGCATCAGCAGCAACCGTGGCGAACGTCACGGCCGGGCTCACTGCCGCCTGGAACATATCGACGGTTCCAGAGTTTATGGAAGTGACGGCAGTGGACAGTACGACCCACGTCACGCTCACCGCCGACACGCCCGGTAAACCATTCACCGTCACGGCGACCGCTACCGACGGAGGCGGTACAGACACGCAAACGCTGGCTATCGCTATCACGACCGCCAACGACGGCCCCAACGTCTGGAGTGCGAACAACTTCTCCGAAGGGTCGCTTCCCGGTTCGGGTGATGACGTCTGGATCGCCGATTC